AAGTCGACGTCGTTAATGGCCGCCAGCGCCTCCTTGTACACGGCTTGGCGCTGGCGTATGACTGCGCGCAGAGGGGCCTTGCCCTCGGCGGCTTCGTACTGAGATTGTAGGCGCGAGATGTTCCGCTCGATGCTTGTTCGAATGATGTCTCGTCCAGAAGAAAGCGAAGCTTCACGTAGCACGCGGGCTTCTTTTCTATCGATAGCCGCCTGCATACCGTCCATACCCGGCCCCTGGAACGCTTCGCGCTGCGTATTAAGTTTGCCCACAGCCGCGTCTACGCGAACGTCGTCTCTAGCTTCCGCCTCGTGCCCGCCATCCTCGTAGTCCCGCACCGCCGCGTCGAGCCGCTTCTTGAGCGCTGCCACGGACTCTTCCTGCTCGGCCAGCGCGGCCTTGGTGTCGTCGCTACGCCCCCACTGCTTAAGGCTAGGCGGCGTGGTCTTCTCGTCCATGCTCTTGATATCTTCGCGAGCCAGCACCGAAGCGATAGCTTCCTTCATGAGCCGCTGCTCGCGTACGTTCTGCGGCTCGCCACGTGCGGCGCCGGTGCCCTTCTCCTTGGCTGCCTGGGTCATCATCATGGACTGCGAGGACAGCGTCATTTTCTTACCGTCCGCTTTCGTGAACGACACCATGTTCTTGTCGTTCTCGTTCGTGGCCATTGCTTTGAGGTCTTCGTCCGTAGCTGTGAGATTGTCCTTCTCGTTCTGCTCGGCGGAGTTAACCTCGTAGCGGTCAAGGACAGCCTTGTCACCGCCCTGCTTGAACGCCTCGCGCGCTACGTCCAGCTCGTTCTGGAGCTTGTTGATGCTGGCCAGCCGTGTCGACTTGGGTTTCGGGCTAGGTCGCTGCTCCGCAGCAAAACGGTAAGCCATCGCTAGCTTAGCGGCCTTGTCACCCTCCACACCAAGTTCGTCCGCATAGCCAAGCAGCGCACTTTCATGACGCGACTTAACGTCATTCATGATGCGCATAACTTCTCCGCGCGCGTCCTTGCCGGTCTCCTCGACATACTGACTGTATGGGATCGTTGACACTTTCGCGCTGTCCGAAGCCAGCTTACCTTCGCGTAGCGACTTAGCATCAAGCTTCGCCACACCTTCGCCCTTGAGGAACGGGCGGTTGCTCTTCTGGTCGGCGAACGAGTACGTCTTGGTCGGCACGAGCTCCTGCTCGGTAAGGCCGTTATCCATACCACGCACGTTGCCCTCTTCGTCCTCGAACTGGTTGTTCTCTTCGTACTGCGTTAGCTGCTTCGCGTTGAGGCGGTTGGCTTGGCTGTAGTAGTCAAGTACCTGCAGCGCCTCAGCACGGCCACCGAACGCGACGGCCAGCCCGTCGAGAACCTTGTCAGCCTGCTTACTGTTCTTCATGTCCGTCATGCCGAACTCGTCTACAAACTGAGCCAGCATACCAATCTGCTCGTCAGTCATGGGTGCGACCAGGCGAGCGCGTAGGTACGAGTTGCCGTCGTTCTTCTTGACATCCTGCTGCGCAGTAGTGACGCCAGCTAGCAGGTCACTGAACGGAGTCCGCTTACCTTTCGCTGCGCGGTCACCTTCGATCTTCTGCGCCAACTTCGTTAGCGTAGTCTCTGGGTCGGCGAACAGCGATGACGCCGCAGAGTACAGTTGTTGAAGCTCGCGGATATTTTCATCCGTAGGCTTTGCGATCGCCATCTTATTGATGATGCCGGAGACACCCTTGGCAATCAGCGGTATGTCCTTGATTATGTCGGTGCGACGCTTGGCGTCTGGCGTCAAGCTGTCGATGATGTCTTTGTGGAGAGCGAACTCCTCATCTGGTGTAACCGGTGTTGACTGTAGGTTTTTCTTCACGACACGGTTGGCCAGACCTTTGATGAAGTCAGAGGCTGCGCCGGCTGCTTCGCCTGCACGACGACCTACGTACTGAGTACCTAGGAACACCTGGTTGTTCGGATCGTCGTACTTACCCTGCATATCAACGACCTGCTGGCGCACAGCTGCGGGCGTATTCTCGTCGTTAAGCAGTTCTTCGGCGTACTGCTTAGCCAGCTCGTTGCGCTTGGCAGTGAAGTCGTCAAGAATCGTGCCGGCCTCGGGCGAGGTAGGGTCTACCTTACCAATAGCGTCAACAAGCTCTGGGTTCATGTCACCAGCCGCAACAGGGTCGTTTTTAACCGTCGGATTACCCTTGAACACTGCCTTTAAGAAGTCTTGTGGCGTGGGTGCGTTCTTACCGGCCTCGATTATGCTGTCAGTCGTGCGGCCGACGAAGTCCTTAGGTGTGTGCACGAGTCCGTGCACTGCGCCGACAGTACCGCCTGTGAGGGCGCCGCCCACGAACGCGTCAGCTATGTCCCACGGGTCTAGCTGGCGGTTGGGGTCAAGACTCTTGTTAGCGAGGTGGCCCACGTACTGCTGTGCGGCCTCGGTGGCGCTTTCGGTGACTGCATCTTTCGCGAGGATACGGCCCAAGCCGTTCTTCCCAGCCATGCGTGTCAAGCCGGCGGGGACGATACCTTCCAGCGCTGCGTTGATGACGGCCTTGGTAGTAGCTGCGCGACTACGATCCTGAGCCGACGTAGCGGCTAGAACCGGATCGCTGTATTGGCCCAGTACTGCTTCGCCTTTCTCTTGTAGGTAGCCAGCACCTGCCGCTCCGGCGTACGAGGACAGACGGCTGAGACCAGCTCCGGCACCTGGGATGCGTGCGAGTGCTGCAGCAGCTAGGCTTGGCGCCATAGACGCAACGCCCTGTCCTAGCGCACCTGCCGCATAATCAAACGCGTCGCCAGCACCGCCGATGTCTCTAAGAGAGCCCACGCGTGGCGCGTAGGCAGCCGCCTCTTGTTGGCTGGCCAGCGCTTCGCGACGCATGGCGTCGGCGTTCTGCGCTCCCCTAAGCTCGGCGTTGAGGGCGTCGTTAGCCAGACTGCCGGAGGTAATACCCTTGATACCGGTAGTAAAGCCCCTATACAGTTGGTTGTCGCCGATTATATCCTGCTGTAGCTTTTCGGGGCTTGGGGGCAGGATATCGCGGAGCGTCGGTACTGGCATGGTTATTTCTTAATTTCTTGCTTCAGACGCTCTATTCTAGCTTGTTCTTCTCTACGACGCGTTAGTTCTCGTTGCTGTGCGAGCGACGATACCTTAGTAACGTTCTTACCAAACTCATCGTCGGTCAGCAGAGTCAGTGGTACTTTCGCGCCGTTATCGAGCTCTTGTACCTTACCAGCGTCTGCACCGACTATACCAGCAAGATAGCGTGGGGCGGCCGTGATAGGCAAGCTACCCGGACCTGCGAAATCACCAAGCTGAATTCGGCGAGCGTCACCCCTAGCCATAGCCGGTTTATCGGAGCTAATTCCTCTGAACGTATCGGCCTGATAGGTGTTAGCTTTCTGCGTTTGGTCGAACATGTTAAACGCGAGTTGGATACCTTCCTCCCGCTCGGTCGGATTCTGGCCGCGAATTCGGTTGATGATGTCCGGCGGGGCTTGGCGCACGAAGGCGGCCAGCGCCTCGGCTTGCCGCGCTTGTGTTGGGTCGTCCTTCACTCCTGGAAAACGTCGAGAGATAGAATCAGCAACGGCTTTGTTGACGGCCTCGGCGCCCCTCTCTTCGTTGGCTGCCTGTTCTGCGGTGGACTTAGCTACGTCAAGCGGCTTACCAGCCAGCTTAGCGCGCAGTGCGTCCCGACGCTCGGCGTCACGGACCGAAATCTCACGGTTCTTCGTGGCGTTTTCGTTGTATTGCGTCTGAGCCTGCAGCGATTGACCACGAAGCATAGCGGTGTTGCGGGCGTCGGCTTCGAGCGCGTTCGCGCGCTGCGTCTCGATGTCAAGCAGCCGCTTGCTTTCGTTGCCTTTGCCCTTAGCGCTGTAGGAGCCTTTGACTCCACGTGCCATCTCGTCGAAGCGTGCGTTGATCGATCCAGCGTTGCCCTGCGTCGCGCTGGCAAGCGCTTCGGCTTGCTCGCGAGCTGCGGTCTTAGCACGGTCCACTGCCAGGTCGTTCTGAAGCTTCTCGACAGCAGCGATGGTTTGCGGGCTCTCTTGGCGATTCGGGTCGCCAGCGCCTACAAACGAGTCAACGCGCCCACCCGGTTTCGTGGATGTACCGTAGATGTTGTCAGGGCCTTGGAACGATCCGAGGTTAACGAACTTACCGGGCTCGGTAACGTTGCGTAGTCCTGTGTTCTTAGTTACTACGCCGTTTGGCCCGGTTCCGGCTATATCTAGTCGAACCGGCGCGCTTGCCTGCGTGGCGGCGTCTACACCCTGTTCGGACAGGAAGCGGCTCTGCGCGACGTTACGCGGAGACGGTGGAGCGTCGGTGGGTACTGCGGTCGTCTGCGCTACGTTGCGCAGACCTTCCGGCCCATCGCCAACACCGAGCGAAGGCGGGTTAACGAACCCGCGTCCGGCGCCCGCCTTTGAGTTAAGCTCGGCAGCTGGTTGGACGCCAGAGAAAGCGGGGGACGAGGCGATAGCTGCGTCGTACTCTTTCTTGTATCCTGGCGATGCGCCGAACACGCCAGCCACGCCATCGGCCACTTTAGCGACTCCGCTGCCGACGTCGGCGGCCGTGGACATGAACGAGTTGCTCAACGATTTACCGAGTTTGCCAGCCGTATCGGCAGCACCGGAGTAGTCGCCGCTTAGGAACTGCTGGCTCGCGCCGACCCCCATGCGTAGCTGTGACATGGCGTCATACGGCACGCTTTGATCTTTCGGAGTGTAGTCGCCAAACCCTTGAGTCACTACGGCGGCTGGGAGCACGCGCTGACCAGCAAAGCGCAACGCACTGCCCGCAAGACCGGCCATACCACGAGCCGCTCGACTAGCTAGGCCAGGCGACCCTGCTGTGGCAGTTGGGGTTACCGGCGGAGTAGCTGGAGGCGTCGGCGGGGTAGGCGGCGTACCAGCAGTCGGGAACGCGGCTCGATTTTGAGCAGCGCGATAACGTGGGTCGCTAGGGTCGAGCGGGCCTACGAACCCACCGCCAGCTAGCTTGCGCAAAGTGTGGCGCCCTTCGTCGCGTTCTTCGGCGCCCTCTGGCTCACGCCCGTCGTTTGTAGCGCGCACGAGCTCGTCGATCTCTTCCGGACCGCCAAGCTTCTGTACCGTCTTAGCAGGCAGCACATACTCACCGTCGGAGAGCATGGCTGGCACTTTATCTTCGCGCGGACCACCAGGGCCTACTACGTGCCCGCCCTCTTTCATACCGAGTAGCGTGCGGAGAAGGCCCTTCTTCGGCGGCATGCCGACAGCAGCGCGCTTCTCGTCGTCTGTTTGCGGCTTGGGCGCCGGGGCTGGCTGCGGCTTAGCTGGCGCAGTAGGTTGGCCACCTACTGCTGCGTTCTCGGCTTCGTCAAGCTTGCTCTTACGGCTGGCCAGATCGGAGGCGGCCCTGTCCACTAGACCGCCATCCGCCATGCGTAACTCTCGCTCGTTATGCTCACGACGCATATCACGTTGCATTTCTGAGCGCCCGAGGGTTGGAAAAACCCCTGGTTTCTTCACAACCCGAAGACTAAGCTGCTCGTTTTCTTCGCGCGAACCGGGCTTTGGAATGCCAGCGGCCTTATCGCTGGCTGAACGATCGTCCTCCGGATCGAACACGCTTTTTATTTTGCCAACCAACCCACCATCCGCCATGCGGATAGCTCGCAGCGCTGACTTTTTCTCAAACGATTTTGAAATGTTACTCATTATGTACCTTCATAGTTGTAGTTCTCGTTGCGAGTTTCCGAATGTGACGTGCTGTTAGTGTCGGAGATTGTGCCGCCAGCGGTGACGTTACCACCACCCGACAGCGATGCACCGACGTTGACGCCGGCCATAGCGCCAGCGGCTAGGGTGGCCGACAACTGCCCTGCGGATTTCAACGACTCCACAACGAGCGTAAGCTTACGAATCATCTGCTCCATCTCGGAGGTATACGCCGCCACCTTCGCTTGGTAGAAGGCAACGGATGTACGTTGCTGCGCTTCGTTGGCGGAAACCACAACGTTAGCCATAGCTGTCTGCGCACCGGCCTGCGCTACAAAACGCTGCGTGTTCGCGTTGTACGCAGCGGCATTCTGCTGAATCACGCTAAGCCGCGTCTGCATACTGAGCTTATCAGCTTCGACGGAAGCGGTGAACGCCTCGATGTCAAGACGATTCTTTTGGATAACCAGCTCTGCGCGCTTGACATTGATGTCCGCTTCGGTGGCTTTGCCCTGCACAAGAGCAGCGAACGCGCGCGCCTGCGCCTCTACTATGGCCGCCTTGCTAGCTTCGCCCTTAACCTGCGAGTCGTACGCATCAAAGCGGATTTTGTCCGCGTTGATACGTTCTGCATACGCCTGTACGTCGGCTTTGTAAGCCTCGATCTTCGAGCGAATAACATCTGACTGCACCGATGCACCATGCATCTGTGCCTTGAAAATCTCTACGGTGGCGAGAACGCCATCGATTTGCGCTTTGTACGCGTTGACACGCTGCACGTTCAACTCGCCCTTAGCTACCTCCGCCTGTATCTGGGCTTTGAACACTTCGATCTTAGCTAGCTCGGCGTCTACTTGTATCTTGAAGACTTCGGCCGCTACGCGGAACGCGTTCTGTCTGGCGTTGAATAGACCAACCTGAGCATTGTAGACTTCGATTTGAGCGGTGACATGGAAGCGGGCAGCTTCGAACATCCGGCTAGCCATGTTAGTAAACAGACCGACGAACACGTTCTCTGCGGCAATAGCCTGCTGAATGCCGAACCTAACATTCTCGACCTGCCACTCAGCAATTTTGATCGTCAGCTCGCGGTTAAGGCCGAGCTTTTTGAGCATGCCGTCTTGACGAATCGTGTCGATGCGGGCGGCCATCGGGCCGCTCGGCATCGTGAATCCACGAAGGGAGAACTCCTCGGATACTTCGCTTACGTTGCGCGCAATCTCCATGTCCTCACGTGAGGCAGCTCGGTCGTACATCGCTTGCTCAACGGCGGGCGGAATACCGCTGCCACCGGCGAACAGGCGACGAACTTGAGCCATCGCTTCATCGATGATCTCAGTTGTATATGTCGGCTCGGCCCACTCGAACAGCGAGGGGATAGCGGACCCTACGAAATCCGGCGACGTAGCCGAGAACTCAGGTATGGACGGGAAAGCGAACGCCGGTATCTCAAGTTCCTGCAGTGTCGGAACGGACGGAAGTGCATAGGACGGCGACGACGGAACGGTCACCGTACCGAAGTCACCGCGTTCTGGCGCGTTCGTAGGGGCGGAAGCCGCCGGTGGCGTTGGGATATTAAGTGATGATATGCTTGGCGAGAACGACGGGATGATCACGCTTGGTATAACCGGTACTGCTTCTAGCGTCGGAATATCGCGACTGTTGTATGAGATGCTGCCAAAGTCTTCTGGTGTTACTGGGTCGATGTCTATCTTGCCAGTAAGTACGTTAGAAAGCGTCGGCGCTTCCGGAACACCGCCTGCATTTGTTTCAAAGGTAGTATGGCCAAGCGCCTCAATAGAGCTAAGCGCCCCAGCACGAAGTGCTGCAGCGACATTAACTGCTTCTGATATGCGGTCGCCAACAACGCGCTCGACGTTTTCGACTACTGCATACGCTTGCTGAAAAACATCTCCCGACATTATTAAATCCTGCGCTTAGATACCGCTACATCAATAGCGACGTCGTTCAGTTCAAACTTCGAACCGTTCTTGTTACGAATCGTTAACCGCCAGTATCGGCTGTTTAACCCCTTGCCAAGTTTTACTCGGTTGTTCCTAGGTGCTAGTGCGTCTCGCTGGTCAAGCTCATTGGTCTGCACTGCGTGCCCAGCACCGTAAGTTTCAGTGCTTACGGTCATTGGACCGTCGCAAGTATACCCTAAATAGACCGACCCGACATGCTTTTTTTGCTGGTCATTCATATCAAAGAAGCCAGAAACTAGCTGCGAGTTTATATCGACACCATCGTCGTCTGGCCCACGAAGCTCGTAGAAACCGTCGTGGCACGCTGCGTATGCCACCCCGTCGACGTATGTTATCGAGTTAAACGAGAAGTTCTTGTACGTGCTAAGTGCTTCTGTCTCCGTATTGATGACGTATGCCGTCTGATTGGGGTCACGGAATAGCACGTATGAGCGCCCGCTAGACCGGGACACTAGACCGAGGTTTGACACCGTTGTTATCAACGTGCTGGATAGAGAGTCAGCCGAAGCTGACGCAGTAGCGCTAGTCACGGAACCGGCGAAGGCGACATTTGACGAGACTACGGACGACGATGTGATGGAGGCGTACGCCGCCCGAGCGGCTGATGCTACTGACGTAGCGGCGGCCGAGGATATTCTTGACTCGAACAAACCAACAATCGTGGACGATGACGACGATGCCGCAGACACTAACGAAGCGATAGCGTGCGTTGTCGCGGCCTCAATGCTACTGGTGGCACTTGCTGCGGACACCAACGGCGTTGCCTCGTTAGTAAATGAAGCCTCGCTAGTGATTGCAGCCGACGATACTACGGTTGAGTTGAACGTGGCGATCAGCGCGGAGGCGGCCCCAGCTACAGATGGCGCTATTTTAGTTACGATAGTGCTTGGAGTAGCGACGGAAGCTGCGGCGCCGGCCGACGCAAACAAAGCGTACGAGTCTATTATCGCTTCGGACGTAGTTGCTACGGATGATGTGTGCGTGTGTACGTGACCTAGGATCAAAGATGACGAAGAACTTGCTGACTCAACGTATAGGCGCGTGTTAGTAAACGCTACCGTACCGGTAGCGTCCGCGCTCGTTGTTAGCACGTCATCTATGCTAGCCATTGCCGTTGACCCCTATAAACGTTGGATTGTCCGAAGCCCCTATTGTAGCAGCTGAGATACCTTTGAATTTCTGCGTCCCGCTTCCAATAAGGTCGGTGTAATACACCAGTGCGTCTTCGCCTAGCGAACTATGCGAAGAACTTATGTGCTGAATTTCCAACGTGTCTGGGTCCGGCGACGGTCTCTCCCACAAAGAGAAGTTGTCTACCGGAGTAGGTATCGTCAACTGCCCACCGACCCCAGGCGACACCAGCGTCAGTGTTGTCTTTCTGGTAGGCCCCTTGTACGTAGTGGAGCTGCTGCCGTGGCGTACCGGAAAAGCATTATTCATTTGCGCCGAGCAAACTACTTCTATTGGGTCACACTCTTTGATCCATAGCCCGTAGTCAGCGTACTGATAGCAGTTGCCGTCGACGCCGCCGAAGCCTGGGTAAAAGCCCGGCTCGTACGAAAGGCAAATAACGCGTCTATCGGTGTGTGTTGTGCCACACAAGAAGCGGTTGTTTATACATTCGGCGCTTATGGGCGGTAGGCTGATACGTGGAAAGCTGCGCCATCCATAGGCCACGTTGGGGTCCTGTATGTAATCATACTCCTTGAAATCCATCGTTATTACTTCTTGCGTGCTTGAAGCGAACATGTAGTAGTAGGCGCTACGACTGCCCTGCGGGATAATGACGACGCTACCCAGGTTGTCGCCTGACGTCGCTACAATTTTGGTTGTTTTTTCAAACACACGGTATCTGAACACAGCGCAGAACTCCGGCGATTCTAGGAAGTCGCTGAACTGCGGCGGGTCAAAGCCTAGGTCACGAGACTTGATGTTTGTCTCTCGGACATAGTCGACGCGTGTTCTACGGTCGTCTATGTCGTTGGTGTACATCATTCGCGGTATTGACCTAGTACCGCTCTTCTCCACTATAGACCACTCGCCGGCGTACAAGCACTCGCCTGGGTATCTGCTGTCTTCGACTTCTGAAACCAGATCGGTGGCTGGGTTAAAGTAAAACTTAACTGTTTTTAGCTGTCCCTCGTCGAAGCACACCATCATTGTAGTGTCGCACAGCGGGGGCGTAGTGGCTTCTTTAGGCGATGCGTCATGTGAGAGCAGCCCGCCTATAAGTGGCTCGTGGAACTTTATTGGCAAAAACTTACCGATTCGGCCAGCGCCATACAGGGGGGCTTTAGACTGGATTATCAGCGACGCTGACCCGGTTGAAATGGGGGTATTTCGGATTCGCGGTGTCTGCATCGCGCCGATACTTATGTTAATTTGGTAGTGATACCCCGTTTGCGTTACGGCTGAGTCGGATTCATACCCATACGCAGTATTGTGTGCCTCACTGCCGTCGTCGCTGAACGCCCACCCGCACGCGGTGCTGTACGGTGAGTTCTTGTAGAAATCTTTCAGCCCGTCGGCCGGCATCAGCCTCAATACATCACCACGGTCGATGGCTTGCTGCAGCTCTGTCGGCGTATTCGGGAACGCTTCTCCTGAAGGAAAGCATCCAAGCTCGTCATATACAGCAAGTAGATCGCTGTCGGAGCGGGCGGCGGCTGAGTCGCGGAACGCGTTGCTACGTGATTTCGGAACGATGGGGAGTGGGCGTGCGAGGATACCCCGGTTGATGCCGATCTCCACAAGCCACAGGACGCCGTCGGCGCCAGTGTATATGCCGTGCGTCCGGTGAAATTTATAGTCGTATCGTATCTGAACGCCGTTGGCTTTTACTTCTTTTAGGTACTTCGGCGTGTTGTTGCTGTTCGCCCCGACTGGCGTGTCTGACAGTTTTGATATTCTTATACGACCCAAGCCCATGACTGCTTGAACTACCGCGCACATCTTCCCCGAGTACATAGATGGCTTCAGGTTTGTGTACTGGCTGTCGGCACCACCAACCTGTGTCTCGTCATTTCCACTCCACGGTTGAACAGCTAGCCGTACGCTACCTTGTCTGCCGCTAGGCATACCTGGGTAGTTACGCCGACACTGCGCCGTGGGGGCAAACGTACTTAGCACGTTGCCGGATATGGACCCCTGGAAAACCGTCCCGCTAAGCATGTTAACAAAGCTCTTCTCCAACGGGTCGTTAGTGCTCTCTTCCTCTTGATCAACAACATTCGGGTTTGAGGATATGAATATTCGGTTTACTCCGTTCGCTGTAAGCGCAAACATATACCCCTCATCAGTACGTTGGGACATACTGAACGTAGACACGCCCGCGTTTTCGGCAACGCGCTGCGTTTTTTGGAGTAAAAGCTTAGCGTCTGGTATACGGCCAAACGCCTTAGCTTTGTTCCCCTCAATCTTTATGAGGGGGCTGCCGTCATACAGCGGCATATCAAATTACGACGAAGTAAGTTGAATGCGATACGCCAGGTTGAACACATCTGTGTTGTACAGCGTGCGGGCTGCGGAGAACTTAGTGGCGGACGCGAGCGTACCAGTCACAGCACCTTTGGTAGCGTCGCTAGTCAATGCAGCGCCGTTCACAGTAAGCGAGCTTGCGGTGACGATTGTAAACGTCGCTTTACTAGCTACGTTGTTAATCTCGTTGGCTGCTGGAGCAGAAGCTGACCACGTACGACGTGTCGATTCAGAATACCCCTCTGAACCAGACGTGATTTCGCCGGCTGTCGCTGGGTATGACGCCGCTGTAAGACCAGCTACTGGTGTGTAGTTAGCTGCATATAGCGACAGATACCACGTAGTTAGCTTAGTTCCGTTGTAGAAGCCCGTAGTTAGCAGGTACATCAGACCTTCGTCTGGCAGGATGTTCGGGTCGGTGCGTTCGTCCTGACCATTCACGTCGTGGATGTATACGCCAGCGGCTAGGGCGCGCGCCTTAGGGAAATAAATCTGGCCTTTTTCAGTACGTTCGAACTGGTTGTTAGCCATGTAGCGGCGAAACTCACCAGAGTGTTTAAGTAGGTCGGACATAAGATGAGTCTCCATTAAAGATTTTTGAATTGTATCACAGCTATACTGTATGTAGTATCTGAATGTTGCGGCATCGTTACCCCCCTTGATCCGTAGTAATAACTGTGTCTATGGCCATGCCATACGCGTCTTCTGCCGAATTGGTTACTGTAAGTACTTGTTTTCTACCGTTCCTAATAGCGAATGCGGAACTTCCGCGCGTAGCAAGCGGAACGCGAATTATATCAGCATTTACCTCGAAAATAGCCCCCTCCGCTGTGCCTACTGCGTATCCAGACGTACTTAACCACATTGCTACTGGTACTGTTGTGTTTATTACTTTTTGGTCAAAATGTTCGTTTGGAATAACTAAGCTCGACCCCGGTATGGCTCGGCACGCCGATACGCGTTTAGCTACGAACTTTACTGGGTCACCCCCATCTAGGAACCACACGCCGCGCGCGTCGCCTACGTAAATGCCGCCCATCGTCGGCTCGATAAAGCTTATCTCTTCGCTGAATTGGATAAAGTTTGTAGCTAGGTTAGTAAGGTGCGGCCTAAACGCATCAGAATAGTACAACGTGTCGCCGGAAGCAACGTACAGTCTGGCGTTATGCCAGCGTACAAACTGACCACCAGTAAACGGCGATAAGAACTGAGTACTGCACTGGGCGCCTTGCGGCAAAGCCGATACTAAGTGTGTGGTCAGTGTTGCTGGCGGTGTTGCATACAGATGCAGCACGTCATCGTTAGCACTTGTCGTGTATATAGCCACTCGGCTACCTGGTGCATAGGGCAACCCGGAAAGCTGTATGCCACCGCCGTTCGGTAGGCTTATAGTCTGCAATGTGCAGGCGGCTGACTCTCCCCCACGCTCGTCTATAACGGAGATGAGGACGCCGTATGTTCCGGGGTGAAGGCCGCCGGCGGATGACGCAGACACGACTGGGGGGGTCGGCGCTGCTGTGCCGCACGCCAACGGGGTTGACTGCCCTTGAGGGAACCAACGAAGACCGTTGCCGCTTAGCACGTATAGATTACCATTGTACTCGGTGTAGCTAAACAACGTCATTGCGCCGGAATCAAATAGCTGTGTCTCTGTCCCGGCAGACCTGTTGACTAACATCAACTTGGAGCCTTTGCCAGTTAGTAGCCACGAACGCTGTGGCGCGTAGTACGCGCTGTGGTAGTCCGATCCAACTAGCAATTTTGCGTACCCTTCACGCGTGTTTACCTGACCGCCACGGTCTATATCGACATTCTCGGCAGTGCGCCACGTGTTTTTCTTCAGCGTGGTTTCGTTTGAAAGTTTGTCGACGCCTTTTAGCGGCATCGGTATTTTGTAAGTCTGCATTATGGTGGATAGACTGGATACGGTGCCGACGGCGTTGCGTTTCGTACACGCATTCTATCATTAAACCCAGGCAGGCTATTGCTAGATACGAAAGAATAGTGACCCACAGGGAACACGAACCTGTTTCTATAGGCGATTAAGCTTGACCCCCATCTAGTCGCCACGAAACCGACACACTCTAGTTTCTTTGGCGGGCCGAGTTCGGCTTGGCCGAACACAGTTTGTGGCTCTCCGGACGGACGCACAGTTCTGTTGAAGTTATCTATGTCTGGCCGTCCTATTTCTGATAGTTCGAAACCAACTGCGTTGACGTACGGGCTGACGTAAAGGTTGGCGGGGGTGGCGTTACCAAACAAGTTGGTGGACCCTATGCTCGACATTTGAATTTCTTGGGCGCCGTTTAGCGACGCTGGGCCGAAGCGCACGAAGCGACTGCCTATCGGCGCAATCTTGCGTGTTTTTAGCGCAATCGCTGGCGTGCCTATCGCCATAAGTTGGGTGGCCCAAGACGGCTCCAAGCTTCTGTTTCTGTTCGAAACAACGTGTTTACCGAAATGGAACGGGGGAACAAACCACAGCTCGGCGTCTATTACCTCTGCGCTTACGCCGTTATTATTTTTCGCTTGCTGTGTGGCCTGATCAGCGCTTGGCGCGTAGATTGTATGCGGGCTTACTGCCGGCTTTGATTTGAAAAAGTCGCTCTCACCGGCGCCTTGTTCGGCGCTGAATGGAATGTATTTTGGATACAGGTATTGTGTAGCCACCATCGTTGGTTTGCCGACGTAATCGTCGAATGTCCATACCGGCGCAAGGCTAGTCGACCTTACACTATGTGAACCGATGGAGTTTGCTGCTACGCCTGTTGGGAAGATCGTCTGATAGCTAAGAGTCCCGTAGCCAACAGCACCTGGGCTAATCGCTGACACATCGATAAGCTGCTGTCCAGGGGGATCGGGTATTACGTTTCTTACCTGCGCAAAAATGCTAACAGCGTGGCTACTGAATGCGGCTGGGCGGACAGTCTTTGTCTTATAGGCGATGTCTACTTGCCCAAGCACACCGAGCGAAACGGTTGGCGGCTGCACTTCGCGTATGAAGTTCTCTGCAAACGTGGTGCCGAAGTTAATATATTCGTACCCGAATGGGTATACGTTGCGGTTGCGATTAACCACGTATGCCGAGCCAATTAGCGGCGTTGAGTGTACGTTGACGGCGTACGGAAACACTTCGTTTCTGTGATGTACAACGTCTGTACCGCCAGTCCTATATGAGTCTATGCCTTGTGGGGCTATCGGGTACGGGTTTAGGCGAACCTCTGGAAAGCTTGCTGGGACGTCATTAAACACACTGGGGGTGACGCTGCGGATACGGAAAGCCACAAACGGTGTACCGAACGTTTCGCCTGCTTGCGGGAAATACTGGTACACGGTGCGGTTGCGGTTGAACACCAGCGGTTGGCCTACGCCGAACGGTGCCACACCAGCGGCGCCTATAACCCGTGCGGCGTTGTAGACAATAGTACCGTACGTATAGAAAGAGTCGAACCCTACGGGCGATACGTACCTAATACGATATGCGACTAACGAAGCGCCGAACAATGTAGCGTCTAAGCCGTCGGGAGTGATGGCTCTAGCAGCGTTGGCTATGTCCGCAGCGTAGTAGCTGAACCGCGAATCCTGGTGCCCGAACGTAGTTAGCTGTCGGTTCCTGTTCGTTATCGTAAGCTGACCGTACTTAGCTGTGTCAGCGTCTGTCCCTTGGAACTGCTGAACAGTAAGAACCTGGCGCAAGTTGTACGGCACCGGGAAGTTAACCTGGCTTCCGATCCATGCGGACGTATCTACGTACAGGAAGTCGCGCTGGTTCCTAACATACTGAATACCGTATGCTGCGGGGTCGGCGGAGCCGGAGTGGGTCTGAACCCTGTTAGAGTAGTCTTCGACTAGATTAGTCGTCGAGAATGTCTCCCCGCCAAAACCTGAAGGGTGCACGGTGATCGTGCGTAGAACCGCTGTAGCACCAAACACGTTGCTAGCGATGAAGCTCGGGAAAACAGAACGTATCTTGTAGGCTGCCAGCGCTGTGCCGTATGTCTCCGGGCCGGAACCAAGGCCGGCGGTGTCTATAAACTGATAGTAAAACGCTACGTAGTGAACTGGGAGCTGGCCAGACGGGACAGCTATGCCTGACGGGGTAACGTGCTTAGTGCGGAAGTCTATTACCGGTGAAGGTACCTCGCGCAGTGAGTTGGGGCCCGTAAGCGGGTTCGCTGCTATACCACCTGGTGCTACGTTTCGCGCTGCTATCGGCGGGGATATGGAAGCTGAGCCAGACACGAACGACGATATACCGCTCGGTATGACGAGTGACGGACCTATAAGCTGCGTTTGCCCGAAGCGGGCGGATGACCACGCCAGTGGGCGGATAGTACCTGGCGGGTAGTTGAAATCTACAGTGACGGAATCGCCTGGGTCTGACGTTACTAGCGGGCCGAAATTGAGAACCACCGACAGGCCGGGTGGCATTCGGTAGGTTCCGCTAACTAGTTGAACTTGTACGCTGGAACTTGGATCGTCTGGCTCCGCCCCCGACGGACTAATAAACTGTGTCCAACGTAGCGATATGCTACCGAAGTCACCCTCGGCTATGCCGCCAGGTTTTAGTCGGTGGTAATCAACATCTACGCTACCGAGCGTACCGGCCTGTACCCCGTATGGCAGAACAAACTGAGTCCATTGCAGTGCGGGTTGTGCGACGCTGGCGGAATCACCTAGCGATGCGGCCGATATTGTCTGACCTACCGGCGGCGCGAACTCGAGCGTGACGCTACCGCCCGGCGGCTTAGAGTACGGTGACCTGAATATTAAGGTTACCGAGCCGCCAGGCGGTGATGTGTACGGCATTACACCACCGAAGTAACGTGACTATACGTCACGGCGTTTTGCACACCATCAGGATCAAAGCCAACGATGGTGTATTGACCTGCTGCGAGGCCGGTGAACTCAAACGTTGCGGCAGGCAGTTCCGTCACTACCGAGCGGACCAGCAGCATGCCTGGCAGCGAGAAAAGATAGACCCGGCGCTTCACCGGCGTGCCGCCATCGACCGTTGTACCTGCGATGCGGTAGACGCCGTTTAGTGACTGTTTAGGGTTGTAAAACGGCGCAGAGAAAGCGTTTAGCACGTACTTGGGCGCGGAAGCTGCCGCTGCCGCACCACGCGTGTTAATGAGGTCAGCGGCGCCCAGTACCAAGCCCGACGTTGCGTTTGCCATCTTTTACCAAGGTCCGATGCGGTCGATCGCTGTCTGACCGACGGTCGTGCTCGACTGCGACGTCAAGATGACTAATGAGAGCCCTGCGAGTCCCGTGATACCGCTGATCTCGTCGTAGTTCGAGAACGCCGCGTTGTGGAACGGCGGGTAGAACCCCGGTAAGCGGCCACGAATTGGCGTACCGACTAGCTGCTCGCCAATGAATACGGGTATGACGACCGCGCCGGAAGAACACGGTTCAGGGTATGTCGAACTAGACGCACCAACGCCGACTACACCGTTGCCGCCAAGGCCGGGGAGCAGCGACACAGGGATTGAGCCCCCTGTCTGCGAGTATGAGCGCGCGACGTACAAACCAGAGGATGACGACGCTGGCGTGTTACTCGAACTGACCCAGGACGCCACGTTGGCTAGGCCCGGTGACGATGGGGACACAGTGTTGAATGCTGGAGCGCCAGCGATGAACGTGTTGTAGGCATCGCCCGACTTGAACGACGGGAACCAGCCGAAGCCGTACAGGGTGGTCGTGCTAGCGGAGCCATTCGCGTTGATCTGCAGGTAGAACGCCTTGTCGTCGCCAACGATGCTCCAGGCACGAGCCGTGGCATCAGCAGTGTTTGACTTGAAGCAGCAGAGACCGCTAGCCATCTGCGCCGTCGTGGGGAACGGTCCCGTGCCGGTGTTGTATGCCGACATGGTCTCGAACGCCATCCACTGCGCTTCCTTGGCGCCGCCAGCAGTTGCTGAGTTGTCGATGATCTGCAGATAGTGTCGCGGGCTCGCTGTGTTCTGAGATCGGAACACGGCGGCGTTGGTGCCGGTATACGGCTTTGTCCAGTTCAGAGGGGCTTTGCAGTACAGGATGGTGCCTGTTGCCGGTGTTGTTGGCGTGAGCACGCCGATATTGAAGGTGAAAACGGTTCCTGAAACAACCGTGATCTGCCATACGCCGTTGTAGTCAGTTTCGACAGCGCCTGAAATCTTAATGTAGTCGCCAGTCACCAGCGTCGAGTTTGTGGCTGTCATGGTAACAGTGACGGTGCTACTGGCGCGCGTCATGGACGTTACGGCGGCTGTCGTATACCCGTTAACGAGCACCGCGTCTAAAAGATCGACGAGTTTAGACACTTGGCCGGTAAGTACCGGCGCATTAGCGTCTGTGCTCTTGTAGATTTGAACGAAGTTCGCCATCTGCGGCCTCTGCTATAATTTAAAGATTTTGTTCGGCCCGTTGTCCCACGTAATGATGATATCGCCGCCGTTAGGTGTAATTGGCAACCCCGTGGCGGTGTCGATATACGCAATAAGCGGACTGGTAGCGGACGTGCCAGTATCTTTGTAAATGACAATAGCCTCTACCGAAGCACCGGTAACCGATGTGTGTGTCACGTCTGCTGCATCAGCTGCGCCGCCGGTTGTTGTCTTCGATGTGAATGCACCAGACGTCGAGATGATGGCGCCAGAAGAAATGTCGGAGTGGAACTCGTGCGACGAAAGATTTGGTGTATAAGAACCCGTATCCACCAGAAGGCACTTAATCGTGTCTGTATTCCAGTTGAAAGAGCCCTCAAGGAATCGCTGACGACCCTTATCGAAAAGTGCGTTTGCCATTAAAAATTCTCCAAAGATACGCGATTATAACAAGAAAAGGTGCTAGGGCAACGCACGGAGTAATAGCGCCCCCTAGCTGTCGGTGTTTTTACGAGAAGTATGGACTCGATCAAACTGCCCACCGCCGACTGAGGCATATTAGCTTGATACGTTACTTGAAAATGTGTGTCAGGATGTAGTCTTTGAAGACGCCTAGTAAAGCGCCGATACAACCGGCCAGAAACACCACGCCCGCTATAAAACCACGCTGCTCTACCTCTTTCTTCTCCATACGATCAAGCTGGGCCTTAAGCCCAGCGTAGTGCTCGTCTACTTTTTCTTCGAGAGAACGTATGTCAGTATCGTGGGCGGTAACCCGCGCTTGCAGGTTACCTAATTCGCGGTCGATTGGCGAGCTCATTACTTCGTGACTCCCACGCAGTTTTGAGTTGCTGTAACTACGTTATTACCGCCTGCGCCAGCTACGCCGCCATTAGCCGGAAGTGTCGGGCTGCCACCGAGACCGCCAGTACCGGTCGTTCCAGGACTGCCGCCGTTACCGCCCGTACCAGTTACATCCGGACTACCGCCGTTACCGCCATTACCAGCGGAACCGCTAGCCACATTCTGTGGGCAATTGACAGTTGAGTTAATCACTGTTGTTGGGTTCTTAGTCAGCTGCTCTACGATGTTAGCAATCCATCCGGTTGTGGTGGACTGGCTTTGCGCAGCCGCGTTCACAGCTGCAGTGCCTACTGACGCTTGGTTCGTACTAAACGTGCCGAACGTATTCATTGTTGACTCGTGCTGCGCTGTAGCCGCATCGTTGTTCTGCTTGTTGATAGCTACCTGTGCGCTTAGCCCTTTGACTGCGGTGTACGTGTTGCCGAATACTTGAGCGCCACCAAGTAGGATGCCTGCCCACTCCTTAGCGGAGTCACTAGCAGACTTCAACTGGGGTAGTGGTGGTAGAGAGAGCGGCTGCTCCGTAGGGACAGCCAGAGATACCGCCGCGACTTCTTTTTCACCGGCTTTGTCTTCAAGTGACCGAGCAATCGCAACGCGACCGCCGGCGTCGGCTTTTTCGCCAAGCTTCGCAATGGCTTTAAAGCGCTCTACGTCAGCCTTGTATTTCTCAGCTAGGGCTGTGGCTTTGGCTTTCTCAACCTCGGCTGCCTTCTCCAACGTACGAAGGTTTGTCTCTTTACGATAGTTAATAACCATCTGCAGCTGAGAATTCTGCGCAGCCGTCATCAACTGAAACTCTTTCTCGTTGCCGCACGCTGTTAGTGCCAGAACGCAAAAAACAACTAGGCTTGTTACTGATTTTCTCATTTCGTGAGCTCCAAGTAGTCTGCGATTATACGTCGCAGCGAATCAATTTTGTTAGCGCATTCTTCTAAACGCGCGGCGTTTTCCGCAGCTATTATAGCTGATTGTTCTACTGTAATTGTACCTTCTGCTTTTACTTTTCTACTGCATTCTTGTGTTTCGTAGCTAACGTCCGGGAACTGTACTTGTGCCGATGGCATTGTATGCGTCGCGCACGCTGACAGGCCAAGCACAATCGCTAGAAGAAAGAGCTGGGTTATTTTTCGTTTCATTTTTGATAACTTCCTTAACTTTACCTACGGTAACAACTAGCTGAGTGTTCTTCTCTCGGAGACTGTCTCGTTCTTTTGCAGCTTCCTCTGCTACTTTTTTACCTTTGTCGTAAGCCACGGAAATGGCTTCTAGCTTAGCAGTTGCCTCTTTCCCCTTATAGGCCTCCAGCTTTAGGCTCCAGCCGGCCCAAGTTACTGCTGTACCTACGGTAATACCGAAGCCAAAAACAACTAGCCACGGCATTAGCGAAGAAGCCCCGCCAGAAAACCACGACAGAATCTTCCCCATTATCGTAGCCCTTGCCGACGATCGTCCCAACGCGCGTACAGCACGTAGCAAATACCGATTATGCCTAGAATTGCGCCGGCGCCGAGTAGATATGGAAGCCATGGGCCTAGACCGTCTACGCTGCTCTTCAAGTCGGACACCGCTTGTACGCCAGCAGCGACTGTAGCGACGCCGCCTGTGGCGGATGTTACAACCCCGACAGCCGTACGAGACTGACTTACTGGCTGCGGGCTGGACACTTCTTGCGGCATATCCTGCGAGTCTACTGGACCTAAGAACATAGTTGCTTCTTCCGCGCGGCGGCGTACGAGGCCTTGATTAACAACTTTACGGCCGTTAACAGTAATTTTGTTCCATAGGGCAAAAGCCGCTGCGGCTTCACGCAGGCGGCCTTGGTTATAAAGCCGACGAACAGACGATGTAGCGAAAGCCTCCAACCCGATGTTGTAAGCCAATGACGTCATAGCTGCCAACTCGTACGGAGTAGCCTTGCCGCCTGTAAGCTCGTCTACTTTTGCTTCGTAACGTGCAACTTCGGCTTTTAGCATATCTAGGGCTTGTTCCGCCGTTATAGGCGGATCGCTCATCGTTACGGGCGTGCCGTCGGGGTACACAGTGATACCATAGCCAATAGTCGGCTTACCGGCTGGGCATATATAGGGGGCCAGTCGCAGGCCCTCCATACGCTTCAACAAACTAAATCCTTCACGCGTCATACTATAGTCCTCCGTAAGAAATTGTTCGGTATTTGTGCTCATGCAACTCTCGGTCGCCCTTAGCTTGCGCACAATAGGTACGGAACATCATGTCAAACTCTGCGGCTTTGCCTTGATCAAATGTCTCCGCATCTTGCTTCATGTGGGCTAAAGCCTTCATCCACAGAATAAGGTGGCGGTGGTGCATTTCTCCTATTTCCAGAACAGCGGTGCTGTTACCTATCGTCGTCTGGTTTATATCTATTAGTGGTAAGCGATTAACGATTAGGTTAAGCTGCTGGTCTACCTCCGGGATATTAACCAGACGCAGCTTATTTGGCTCCATGCCGGACACAACCGCGCGTATCGGGCCTACCTCGTTATTTAGTGCATATGGGGACGTGTATCCATAGTCCGGGTGTTTAAGGTACGTTGCCATATCCTCGTAGTTGAGGATTTCGCAGCGATAGCCGTTGTCGCTAGGATTCTCCACCGACTTGAGGCGGAGAATCTTCGGGCTGATGTCTACAAACTTCTGTCCGGCCGTAGCCGTAACTGTAGTGATAGCAGAGGTTGCGTCTGGAATTCCGCCGGTTAGGCGGCAGAACATCTTCTGTGCGTCATCTAGAAACGCATAAACTTCCACATCAGACCACAGGTACGCTGTGTCGACGGTGTCATTTACTTCCGCTCTAAATAACGCCACTACAGTTGCGACATCCATTATTCTGCCTTCATTTCGTTATACGCCTGCCATGCAGCCGCTACGTCTTTACCAGCCACTCTGTATCCAAGAATCTCAGATACTGCCTTAAAGTGCGGTTGACCCGATGCTGTAAAGTCTTCTCGGTTGTTGGTTTCTACGATTTTAGCAAAAGTTGCAATAATCGCTGTTTGGCGTTCTTCTACAGTGAGCGGAACGACCGCTTTCTCTACCGGATCGACTAGGACATTAGGGTCTGTGCCGTCTACTGGCACGGCGCCGATGGCGATGGCGTCGTTATATACAGCTGGGGGGACGTGGGTCGGCTCGTCTTTAGCAAAGCTAATAACGTGGCCTTTAGTTGTTGCGAGAACGTAGTCTCGATTGAGCTTAAGAAGTGGGCGCTTAGCCATGATTGTCTACTCCAATTGTGGTTCAAAAAACAAGGGGCACCGGAGTGCCCCTCAAGTACATCAGTTAGATTAGGTAATCTGCGTTTCGTTCTGACGATTTTTGATTACGTACACCACGTGTAGACGTACCTTACCAACTGTAGCGTTGCCGTTGGCGTTAGCCAGCGTGATACGGACATCCAGACCGCTCGAGTTCATGAAACCAGTCGGCACGAGTGCTGTGCGAGCGGCTGATTTAATCGACGTAGCGCCAAGATATCGGGTGGCTGAGCCAGAGTCACCTACTGACAGCGTAGCTGTGCCTGTGTCATCCGACGCAGTTTCGACTATAAGCTCGCCACCGACGACCATCGAGTTAATCGGAAGACCGATCACATCGAAGACGCCAGCTGTTGCTTTGAAAGTCTGCGAAGTGCCAGACGTATTCACCATTACGTCGCCTGAAGCAATGTCAAACTCGAACATTGCTGACAGCGGGTATTGGAGAGCTCGGTTTTTAATTAGGGTAGCCATTTCGGTTTTCTCCTTATTGTGCCACGTAGACCGACATTACGCCGAAGTCTTGGACAGTGTTGCTAGCATAAATGCTATTGAACTTTGGTTTCAGGAAGCCGAAGATTTTACCCGTCGAAATACCTTGTTGGTTTTCATAGTCAAAACCTTTCTCAACCCATTCCGGATTACCAATGTCTGCCATGCCAAGCGCTTGCGCACCGCAGAACAGAACTTGGCAGCCCTCGACGGTGCCGCCGGAACCCCACTTCGAACCCGAAGCCAGGCCGGACGTGTTGAAAACGTGACGGAACTCATGGAACATGATGCCATCGATCTTCAGTGTGTCGCCTGTAAACAGGTTGTTGCCGTCGCCACGAGACTGGGCATGACGTACGTTAAGCATGAACGTCGGGTCAAGCTTCAGCTTCGCCATCGCTTGCGGAGTCAAGAACGCGTGGAAAGTTTCCTCGCCACCAGATGACTTGATGCCACGGATGTATTGGTCCTTAGCTGCGGCCTTCAGTTGGACGAACAGTTCCCAGCTTGGTAGGTCTGTCGCGGCTACTGCCGACGTAGCACCAGAATACGACAGAGTCTTTGTGGTTTGGTTCCACTGCATACGACGCTTGTCGGTAGGAGCCGACACGTCTGCTGCGAACTCAAGACTCGCCATATCCGAACCCACGCGAGCTGCGCCGTTGTTCTTCAGTGCGTACGATTGGCCAGACAGAGTAAGGAAAGCCAGTTGGTCGACGCGGTCGGCCAGCCAGTATGCCAGGACGTTCTTGCTGTTTTCGCGGAATTCGACGATTGACTTTTGATCAGCCATACGACCTTCGTGACGGTTGGCATGACGGAGCATGTCCAGACGGATCACCTGATCGTAGGTTTTCATTGCCTCTTCGTTACCTTCCAGCGTGCGATCACCAGCAACGCCGTCGCCTTCAAGATCAGCCAAAAGAGTGATTACGGCTCGGGCACCCTTCTCAGACTTCTTCAGCTCTGTTACGTGCTGAATCATCGAGTTTGTGTCTTTACCAAGGAATTTGTTGACGAAACTGTAGTTGCGGGCTTGCTTCCACAGGTCCATCGACCAAATTGTTTTTTGCTCTGTTGTGAGCAGTGAAAAATTTGTATTTGCCACGTATGGCCTCCATTAAAAGAAAAATCGGATCGTTGTGCCAGAGTGTCGCGTGGCTCGCGGATACGAGTTTTAGGAGGTCGTGGCTCCGTACGCCTATCGAGTCGTACAGTCGAGGGTCGGAATGCTAGCACGCCGACACTCATTTGTCAACTACATTGTGCTACTTACTATCTGCGCCCCCGATAAAAACTGCGGGTTGTAGGTGTATGTGCGCTCGAAACCATCGGCAGCTGCCGCTGCGTTTCTAACGTACAACGCGTGCAGGTCTTCGTTGCGTTTAACGAGTGTGTCTGCTTCGTCGAGTAGTTTACTCGCTACGATACCGCCGACGACTACATCTAGGTTCTCTCGAATCTTTTTCCATTGTTCCTCTGTTGGGGGGCCATCAAGCATGCTTGTTGCTCCGTTTAGCCACAGAATGAACTCTGTCTGACTGATTTGCTTTACTTCTGTACTCATTTTATTGTCCCATCGGTTTGAAAGCGTCGAACCCCGCTACGCCTAAGCGTTGCGCTGACGGCTTCGACGGTACGTTGATTTTGTCAGAACGTACGTGGTTGTTAGTTACCATCCGCGCTAGAACGCGGCGGGACGCTGGTGACAGCCTAGATACCACCAGCGTTAGCTTTATCCCGCGCATTACTCTACAGTGTCGCCGCGAAGGTCGGACAACGTCTGTTCATCTAGCTTTTTGAACTCCGCTTGGGATAGGCGCATCACGTCGATACCCTTACCGTTGCCTCGTTCTCCGTGCTTATCTGAGTTTTCGCCAACTTTGTTCGTGTTCGGCGGTGTGCGCGAAGCTGCGTCGGCTACTTTCTTACGTGCGTCTGCCTGCTGCTTAGCCCGTAGGGTGCTAGTCGTGTCTTTTTCGTCCTCTTTAGTGGGCTCGTGGTCTGGCCCCATAACATACTTAACGGACTTCTGGAGCGCCGCTGCGCGTGTAAAGCCCTTAGCCAAGAACGCCTCCAGCAGCGTGACTACCTCTGTTGACAGTTCTTCGTCGAAAGCCTCGTGGTCCGGGTTCAACGCCGGAAACTTAGCCTCTACGTTAGCCAGGGCGGCGTCATAACGCAAGTCATCCATAGCTGCAGCGCGAGCTCGGTCGGACGCCGTTGCGAGGCGATATTCGGCCAATTCTTCGCGGGCTGCGTCAATTTTCTTGCGAATTGCGCGCGCTTCGTCTTTTCTGCCCTCTTGCACCAGGTCTTCGTATTTATCCTGCATGCTGTCGATTTCGGCCTTAAACCGATCTACTTCGGTTTTTGCCTCTTTGCCGGTCAGCTTATTTTGGAGTTCGTCGATCTGACGCTTCAGGTCGGCCTCGCGAGCTCGAGCTTTTTGCGTAACCTCGTCCAGACGAGCCTTAGGCACACGGATATTAGCTTTCTTAGCGGCCTTGGCCTCTTCCGCCTCGCGCTCTGCCTTTTCTTCGTCTGTCTCTTCGCCCTCGTCACCGGTTTTCGCTTTGTCCTCGGCGTCGTCGCTCAGTTTATCCGTAACTTTTTCGGCCGCAGCAGGTGATTCCTTAGTAGCGGCAGCGTCGTCTTCCTGCACAAAGTCGCCTCGTGCTTGGGCGTCTGCAGCTGCCGCTGAGCCGTCGGCTTCACCTGCTTCCGAGAGGAATTTAAATCGGTTCCAATACATACATACTCCTATTTTTCAGTTTGTTTCGACTTACCTGATGCCGGTTTAGTTCCGTTACCTGGCTGAGCCGGTTTGTTTTTCGCTGCCGCGATGGCTGCGATACGGTTGGTTCTGGCGTCTTCCACCTTTACAGTGTTGTTGACTGCCGCTTCCTTACGGGCAAGCTCTTCCTTCAAGGCGAACTCGCGATCCATCTCTTCTTTCTTGAGCGCGAACTCCGCCTCAAGCTTCTGCATGGCTAGTTTATGGTCCAATTGTACCTCTGCTAGCTTAGCCTCAGCGCCATTATCTTCCGGAGGGGTGTTAGCCTCCTTCTCCGCAAGCACTGACTCTTTGCTAGCCTTAGCGTGTTTGAGCTTAGCGTCCGCTACTTTGTTTTCTACCTCGGCTTCGAGCGCGGAAACCTCAGCTTCTCGCTGACGAGCAGCCAATGCGGCTTCGGCCTTCGCTTCCGGAGAGTCTTTGTTACCCTCCATGGCCTCGATTATCTTGGCCTTGTCTTTCAGACGGCTGGCGCCAATGATATACGTGTCCGGAATAGCCACAGCGGCTTCGGTACGAAGACGTACGGCTTGGTCGAACTGAGTTTCTTCGAACGTATCGCGCTCCGGCTGCGTAGTGATGACAACAGCATACTCACCGAGCGTGAGGTTATTTTTTATCTCCCCCTCGGGGGTGAGCTCATTTACTGTGATCTCTTCCATCGAGTTAGTCAGCTTGTCCGTAGTGATACGAACAAGACGCTGCTCCGTGTAGTACTCCTGAATAATGTCCAGTATGTTCCGCGCCAGCAAGTGATCTGTGCGGTTCATGTTGTCCATCACCTTTGCCAAGTTGGACTGGCCAGACGCTTTGTTCGTCTGTACAGCCTTGGCTGACACGTCCTCGCGCGGGTTACCAATTTGATAGTCCGTAATCGCTGAAATAGTCTTAATGTGCTCTTCGGCTTTGTAGCTGATTCGATCTAGGCCAGAAGGTACCTGGTTTGGTACGATCTTCTCCGCATCGTTCACATCTGACAGCTCGAGCACCAGACCAGTAACGGCGCCACGGTTTTCGAGCTCGCCCGTAGTCATGTTGGTTAGAGAGCCTTTTTTAATCTTCCAGCCGCTGTTAGCTGTCGTATTTACAATGTGCAGCTCTTGGCTGGACGATTTATTAAGCAGCTCCTGAGAATCGATGAGATTCTCGACCAGGCCCACCGTACGGCCGCGAATAAAGTGCGGGAAGAACGGAACTATCGTAAAGTGCTTGTATGGGCTCCAATCGTCGTGCAGGACCACGCTGCCGGCCACGACAGTCCAACGAATGCGGTGGATTAGCTTCTTAGTTATCGTCAGATTTGGATTTTTTTCCAAATGAGCGGCTACAGCAACCTCGTCCATGCTGTCTGGCACCTGTCGCATATCCCCGGTCGTCACATCGACGAAGTGAGATACCTTATCTAGCTTTTTCCACTGGCGCTCAACGACGCGGATGTTCCGTGCTGACGTTCGGTCGGACTCGGGGCCGATACCAGGCATAACTGAGCGTGGGACGCCGAAACGGTCGCGATTACGGTCGATAGAGTCATAGCTGTATGGGGAGAACTGACCACGATCCATACGAAGTAGGTCTGCGTCAGCCTTGGAGTACAAAATTTCGATTTGGTCTGGGCTTATCCACTTAGTGATGACTACGTCTGACCATGTGTCGGGGTCATAGGCGTCCGCATCGGCGTCTATAAGGACGTTCTTGGGGTTTACTTGCTCGACATGAACTTCCCCCTGCAGGGAGTCAGTAAAGTTCAACCTGACGTCGTAGAAGCCCCTTCCTGACACTACTCCGTCAAAGAATACATCCGACCGTACCCAGGGTAGCTGATTATTGTCCGAAATCTGCATAAACACCTTGGTAAGTGCGGAAGCTACGTCCAAAGTAGCGTTCTCATTCCGTGGCTTAAATGCGATGTCAGTTCGGTTGAAAATCTGCTCACCTAGCACGTTCGACATGGTGCTGATGATTTTATTGATCTGCAATGCTGGGCGGCGTTGTGCTTTTAGTAGCGCCAGATCGCTTTTAGACCACTGGGCGCCGAGAAAAAAGTCTTCGCACTTGTTGGCTTTGAACACGAAGTCGAGATGGCCGTTGTCACGAAGGAACTGGTAACGTGCCCAGACGTCGTGCGCTAGTTTTTCGTTTACAGGCATTGGTTTCCTTTTTCCTCTCATTCTCTCACTTTAAACTAATGATTGAAGAAGAAGAAGAAAATAAAAAAGAGTATAGATATAAAGAAGGTTAGGACACTTTGAGATGAAGTTTAGGAGGATTTTGCAACTTCGCGCTTCTCCTATCTACTTCATTCATTACGCCGCCATGTGCCCTTCACCCAAGTTCGCCGATTCTACTACAAGTTGATCTTTCCAGCTCTTCAGCGGCTGCGGGGTATCGCGCACCTTCGGTGGGCGGTTGATCACTAGTCTTACGCCCCAGGCTAACGCGTCTACTACGTCGTCGTGTGCTCCAGCTGGGAAGCGTAACAGCTCTTTTTCTGTGTCTTTTAACCATGTAGCCTCCTGAGGGAACACAACTTTCTTCTGCTGCATGCGCCCCTGGAGCGGGCGGGCGCGTGACAACTTATCTGTCAACGGCTTCAGCGCTTCATATGGCAGAAACATGCGGCGTTCGTCCATGCGCTTCTTCAACAAAGGTTCGATGGCCCTCCAAATCTGTCCATCTTCCACACCAAGCATGTAGTCCGTCGTCGGGTCCGAGCCCCAACGCTGGGCGGTGTCGAGTATAGCCTCAACGATCTCCATCGCGTCGCCACGGAAGCGCACGACATCCATGACGTACAGGATGTCGTTGTTATCCTGCAACAACGTGACGCCAACCGTATAGTCGTTCTGCTGCTTCTCACCAATGGCGAAGTCCCACGCTGTGTATAGCTGGAAGCCCCCGATAGACGGCATCGTGGCCTGATACTTAAAGTATTCCTTCTGGAAGTACATACCCTCGTCTGGCACCGGGTTCTGCTGGTACAGAGCCGACCAAATCCGTGGGCTGTTCATATTCGCGCGGATTTTCTTAAGCGCTTCGGTGGGGTACCGCGCTTCATGCAGGCAGAAGTCGATGGGGCGTAGGAGCTCTAGATTACGTGAATACCCCAGTGGCGGGTTAGCTACGTCAATCTCTTTCTCTGACCGCACAATGACGAACGAATCTTTGTCACGGTACTCCCACTTCTCTGAGATGGCCGGATACTTCACAACGTCGAACTGGTCGGCGTCGGGGTCATTCTCCATACGCTGCTGGAGCCTACCGGCGAGATCATCATCGTTCCACCATGTCTCGATAAACAGTACACCGCCACCCGGCGCTAGCCGGGTGTACGCGGTCGATTGATACCATTCATCGAGCAGATCGCGGCGGTCAATGCTGTCCGCCTCCTCCATGTTTTTCAGGGGATCGTCGATGATCAGGATGTGAGCACCTTTGCCTGTAATACCACCGCCCACACCCGCAGCTGTAAAACCACCCCCTTTCGTTGTGTTCCAACTCTCCGCCGACTGCACGTCGGGGTCCAGCCTTGTGTCCGGGAACATAGCCGTGTAGTTCGCGTCTTTGACGACCTCACGTACCTTCCGAGAAAACTTAATAGGCAGGTCGAGATTGTACCCTACGTTGATGATTTCGTGTCGCGGGTTATGACCTAAGTGCCAGGCGGGGAAGCGTATGCTAGCCAGCTCGCTGTTGTGTGTGAGCACGAACCCACGACCCACGCAGTACAGGCCGTCGGGCGCATCTACCTGGATGCACCGACCAACCTGTGCCTCCTCCGGGGGCACGCGTCTGGCCGCTACGATGCGGAAGCTCTTTGCCCGCAGGCGGGGGCGTAGTCGACGACGGATGTCGAACACGATGTCTCGGTTGTTCTCCAGCGCTGCCTCGTTGATACGAAAGCGCCAGTCGTCGGGGCGGCTCATGTACCGGCCTGACCCGCCGTGAGCGTCACACCACGCCAAAATCTCCTTGGTCTCTACGGTATCCAGGATTTTGAACTTCCCGTTGTACCCGGAGCCGTTGGTGACGCCAGCCTTGGTCTTAAGTACCGTCCACTCATGGTTCTCATGCGCTAGGAACTTCTCTCCGGTGCATAACGTAATCTCCACGTCTGCTCGGCCTGGGCCAGAAACCTGGGACACACGTACCCAATGACCTGTGGAGCCGATGACATAGTCACCTGGGCGCAGCTCGCCGTGGGTTTTCCACCCGTCGCGCGTACGCACCGGCGTGCTGTCGGCTAGTAGTTTCCCGTGGCGTGGCGGCATAAGCAGCATGAGACGTGGGCTCTTGCGATCCACTACGTCTTTCGAGAACTTCTCCAGGCGCGCGCAAATATCTTCATGCACCCAGCCCGATTCGTACGATGGGTGCGTAAATTTTGTGAAATGGAGTAGCCGACGGCGGGCTAGCTCGCGCTGAGCCAGCACCGCCTGGGCCTTCCGGGCCGACATTGTCATTAGGAACCTTCCACCGCCAGCGGTATTACGTCACGATCTACAGCGTTTTTATACGCAAAGTCTCGTACAGCGACGATATCCCGGTGGAACAGGCCTGGGTAAAACAAAAAGAAGATGCCTTCTTTGCGATCTTCGTCGTTTTGTAGCGCAAAGGCGACAATCTCCTGTCCACGCGCCGCCGTGACGAGGTTTTTGAGCTCGCCGCTCTCATCTTTTAGGTTTGGGCAGTCCGTTGTGTGGCCGAAAGCGATTCCTGTTGGCCAAAACGGGTTTTCTGTTCGTTTGCAGTAGCCGAAATACATTTGTTACTCCAGTTTTTGAAAATCACCATCAATTTCAACGCCTTCGGCGAGTTTTAGCAGCTCGCTATCCGGCATTGCTTGAAGTTTTGCAATAATCACCTCGCCAGTGTGGTTTACTGTCAGCACATGACGTTGTGGCTCGTAGTATCCGCACATTTTGGCGATTTCTTTCCACCCAGACACCATCGGAGCGGCTTCGCCGGCCGCACGAGCGATGGAAATAGCGTCTAAGAACCCCTCGAGGACCTTCTGACGCGTCATTCCAACGGTTATTTCGAACTCTTTTCGACCGATGTCAATGGCATTTAGTACTCTTTGGCGCTTCATAAGCGCGCCGACGGTAACTTCAGGCTGAAGATACCCTGCTGCACGCGCAGCTGTGATCGGTGACATGTTGTCACGCACAATGAAGCTTACGAATAGCCGTTCTTGGACCGTAAGAGCCGCGTCGCCGTTCTTTTCTCGGTTGTTTATGAGCGTATCCGGCCTCGGTTCGCCTAGTTTTATCGTGCCCGCCATAGTTTTGTGTCTGATGCCATATGGAATGCCGTAATTCTACCACAAATTTTTTTTTTTATATTTTTTTTTCGACTTTTTTCTATTGTTTTGCGATCCATACCCATCCCCTCCCCCCTCGCCCCTTAGCCCCCACCCCACTTCGGATTCGGAATTACGAAGTGGCTTAGGGGGCCCCAAGGGGCTAGGTAGGGGAGGGTACATAGCTTAGTCAACTGAGTTAACGAACTCTTCGAGTTCGTAGCCTTACGTATTGTGTATGCACTATGTTGGTGCATACTAACTTAGGAGCTTAGAACATGGATCTGTACAACTTC